ATGAACATTTTTGCCAGCATACTTGCAATCTTCCTTGGACGCGCTATATTAATAGAACAGAAACTGAAAGGCGACAGATGAACATATTCTACTCACCACCGTGGTACAAGATTGGAACAGCAATAGAACTTATGGGGACAGCATGATGTACAAATGGAGCCACGACGAAGAGATCACCGCAGAGGAGTTTCTCACGCGACTTGTCCCCTTGGTAGACGGCCCGGTTCAGACACTCTGGGAATGCGACGGCGATATGTTCATGTCTGACTATCACAAGCTGACCGTGGCGGCAGCGCACTTGAGAATTTTTAAGGAGCAAATAGATGAAGCGTGACGAGATACTGCACACTGCAAGCGAACTGATCAACGGTGACCGTGCCAAGGACTACGGCGATGCATACCTGAACCATATGCGTATCGCTGACTTCTGGAACAGTTACCTAGACCATGAGACCAAACTGACACCTACAGATGTCGCTACGATGATGATGCTCCTGAAGATCGCACGGCTGATCAACGAGTACAAAGAGGACAGCTTCGTAGACATTTGCGGATACGCTGCGTTGGCCGGGGAGATGTCTAATGCAGATGTCAAACGTCCTGACTGGGGCTGATATAATTAAAATATCTATCACCAGTCTTGTATTTTTAGTGGCAGCATATTACATATGGAAAGGTTAATCATGGACAAGTTCACAGAGTCGGAATACTTCAACCACCTATACAAGGAAGGTCTGTCCCCCGCCGTGATAGAATATTTCGAGGAGATGGCAAAACTCAACAAGCGAAGCATGACGTATTTTATGATCATGGCCTTGGAAGAGCTTAAGATGTACCTAGACCAGCAACCATACTACACCGTAGACCTAGAAGATGAAGAAACGGAGACACAGCACTGATGGATTCCATTGCGATCAAGACGCACCAACCGTGTCAAAGCTGCGGCAGCAGTGATGCCCTGAGCATTTACGACGATGGACACACCTACTGCTTTAGCTGCGAAGAGACACTCAGAGAGGTCAATGAAGTGGAAAACATAGACGATTACCGACCGACCAAACCCGACACCGCATGGTCAGAGCGCAGGATCAGCAGGGCGGTGTCTGATTTCTACGGTGTAACAGTAACCGACCAATCTGTGATGTTCCCCTACCACCTTCCTGATGGTATGCGGGTATCGAATAAGACCAGACGAGCAGGTAAGATATTTTCAACAAGTGGAGACTTTAAGAATTGTACGCTATTTGGGACGCACACACTGAGCAAGGCACTGGGGACTAAATCCAGCACACTGATCGTCACAGAGGGTGAAGCAGATGCGCTGGCAGCGTTCCAGATGGCCAACTCTGTGCAGCCCACTGCCACAGAGATCACCAAGAGGTCTAACGCAATCGTACACGCCCTGAGCTTGAAGAGCGGACAGGCGAGTGCTGAGCGCGACTTCAAGAACAACCTAGAGCTACTGGAAAGCTTCGACCGGGTTTTCATATGCTTCGACAATGAGCCAAAGGCACAAGAACAGGCAGAGAGGTGCGCCAAGTTGCTCAAACCGGGCAAGGCATTCATCGTTGAGTTAGAGCACAAGGACGCTTGTACCTACAGTTCGCGCAGCATGGAGCAGGAGTTCCTAGGTCACCTTAAGAACGCCACCTGCTACACTCCCAGCGGTATCAAAAATGCCGCCTCAGACTTCGATGGCCTGTGGTCTGAACAGAACCTGCGTTCCATAGACTTCCCCTTCCCTGCCCTACAGAGCAAGACTCTGGGCGTAAGGTCTAGGGAGATCGTGACATGGGCAGCAGGTACAGGCGTGGGCAAGTCCAGCTTGCTCAGGGAGCTTCAGCACCACTACCTAAAGGAAACGGACGTTAGCATAGGTATCATAGCCTTGGAAGAGTCCGTTGACCGCACCCGGCGAGGCATCTTGGCGGTTGAGGCAAGTGATAGACTCCACCTTAACGAAGTATTCGAGAAGTATTCGAAAGAACAGATCAAAGAATACTTCGACACTACTTTAGGCACCGGCAGGGTCTTTATCTACGACCATTTCGGTAGCCTTGAGATGGAAGACCTGATCAACCGTGTCAGGTACATGGTAGTTGGTCTGGATTGCAAGGTCATCTTCATCGATCACCTGAGCATCTTGGTCAGTGGCCTTGATATCAACGACGAGCGGAAGGCTATAGACCGTACCATGACGTTGCTGCGTCAGTTGACTGAAGAGACAGGCTGTGCGATACACTTGGTCACACATTTGCGTAGACTAGGATCAGATCGTAGCCATGAAGAGGGCATGGAGGTCAACCTTGGACACCTTAGAGGATCACACGGCATTGCACAGATCAGCGATACCGTGGTGAGCATGGAGAGAGACACGCAGAGCGACGATCCGATAGAGTGTAACACTACCACCCTGAGAGTGCTGAAGTGCCGTTATACGGGTGACACGGGGGCTTGTGACAGGCTACTATACGACAAAGCTACCGGACGACTCACAACATTGAAGGAGAACTTTTAGTGGCCAAGAAGACGCAGAACAGCACCTACAGTCCGAGGACAAAGGTGCGGCGCAGAAACAGGGCAAGACCCTTGAACCATCAGAAGACAACGGGCAAGCGATCAGTATTCGCAGGACAGAAGAGCAGCAAGAGGGGACAGGGATGATACAGGTTGCACTCTTAAATCAGATGGGAGACGACCTGAGCGTCGTCAATGCAGCACGGGTGAGCTTCGACAAGGTTCACCTTGAGATGGAACCAAGCGACGAGAAGCTGATAAAGTACTTGGCAGACCACAATCATTGGTCCCCCTTTGCCCATACCAGCTTGCAATTCCATATCAGAGCACCTATATTCATAGCACGGCAGCTTGCCAAGCATCAGGTTGGTCTGGTGTGGAACGAGGTCAGTCGTAGATATGTCAGTGATTCCCCCAATTCTTGGAAGCCCGATTACTGGCGCAAGGCCGCTGCCAATAAGAAACAAGGCTCTACAGACGAAGAGGTAACCAGCAATTCCATTGTCTCTAAGATATATAATGAAGCCGTTAGGGCGGCGATAGCGACATATGATAATATGATAGAGTTTGGTGTCTGTCCTGAGCAAGCAAGGGCAGTGCTACCACAGTCCGCTTATACCGAATGGTACTGGACCGGCAGCTTGTACGCCTTCAGCCGTGTGTGTAGGCTAAGACAGGCTGCTGACGCACAGGCAGAGACACGCTACATTGCGGATCAGATATCGGAACGATGCAAGATTAACTTCCCCATCAGTTGGAAACACTTATGCAAGTCTGCTACCTAGACATAGAAACCGACAGCCTAGACGCCACAGTGATACACTGTGTGGTCACCTTTGACTCAATGGTGGGCGTCAGGGTGTGGACAGAGCCTACTGGGCTACAAGACTTCCTCAACCGATTTGACGAGGTGGTAGCGCACAACGGACTCAGCTTTGACTTCCCCGTGCTGGCTAAGCTGTGGGGAGTCAGGCTGAAGTTCGACCAGATGGTAGACACCTTGGTTCTGTCGATGATGGAGAACCCGTCAAGAGAGAAGGGTCATAGTCTCCAAGCATGGGGCAAGCGCCTTGGTAAACACAAGGGCGACTTCAGTGGAGATTTCAGTGCATATACACGCGAAATGCTGGACTACTGCATTCAAGACGTGAAGGTATGTATGCACCTACATTGGACACTGTGGGCAGAGATGGAAGACCAATTCAGTGAGCAGTCGATCAGGGACGAACACAGGATGCGTATCGTTGCTGACCGGGTGAGTCACAATGGCTTTAAGCTGAACAAGCAGAAGGCCGTAGAGCTTTATAACAGGCTGATGATAGAGCAGGATCAGATAGCAGCCGAGTGCATCAATATGTTCCCGCCCATCGTAGAAGAGCGTTACTCGGAGAAGACGGGCAAGCGGCTGAAGGACAAGGTAACAGAGTTTAACCCGGCTAGTAGGCAGCAGATTGCTGAACGCTTGATTGAACTAGGATGGAAACCCGCAGAGTTAACGCCCAGTGGTAGGGCAAAAGTGGACGAAAAGACACTGGCCAAATGTGATCTGCCAGTGGCACAGAAGCTGGCAAGGTACTTCCTGCTACAGAAGAGATCAGCGTTGGTCAAGGCGTGGATAGAGGCTTGCTCTGAGGAGTCTAGGGTACATTGCAGGTATCGTACCTTGGGTGCTATCACCAACCGCATGAGTTGTGTCAGCCCCAACCTGCAACAAGTACCGGCAGTGCGTGTAGAATATGGCAAAGATTGTAGAGAATTGTTTGAAGCACCTGAAGGTAGAAAACTTATAGATACAGACGCTGCTGGTCTTGAACTTAGGGTGCTGGCACACTATATGAATGATGAGAGGTTTACCCGTGAAGTGCTTGAGGGCGATGTACATACTGCTAACCAACAGATGGCTGGTCTGGAGACTAGAGATCAAGCTAAGACGTTCATCTACGCGCTTCTCTATGGAGCGGGAGACGCTAAAATCGGGAGTGTTGTTAACGGATCGTCCAAGGACGGTGCGGAACTACGTGAAAGATTTATGGCGAACATGCCGTCGTATAGGCGGTTGTCCGAAGCGGTGATGCGTAAAGGCCAGAGCCAAGGTAAGCTCATAGCCTTAGACGGCAGGGTTCTTAGAGTACGCTCAGCCCACGCATCACTGAACACGTTGATCCAAGGTAGTTCTGCGGTGCTGATGAAGAAGTGGTTTATGTACGTGGACTACCACCTGAGAAGGAGAAAACTAGATGCCAAGATCGTAGCAATGGTGCATGACGAATTAGTTTTGGAAACATCAGAAAAAGATGTTGATCATGCCAAGGACTGTGTTATACTATCTATACGTCAGGTCAACAAATCTTACAAACTGAACTGTGAACTAGACTGCGACGTCCAAACTGGAAACAACTGGAGCGAGATACACTAATGGCTAATACATTCACATACCTTGAAGGCACAATGTTTTTCCCTTTCATCTTCGACAAGACTGACAAGTTTGACCGCTACAGTGTGGCGCTCGGTCTTGAAGGTGATCAGGTCAAGAACGCCAAGAAAATTGGTCTTGCTGTTAAACAGGACGATAACAAGATGGACGGCATGGCTTACGTCCAGCTTAAGAGTAACTACAAGCCACTGCTGTTCGACGCAGAGGGTAACGATTACGGTGGGCCTACCATGCTCAGCAATGGCAGCAAGGCCGTGGTAAAGGTCAGCCAACGCCCCTATAACAACAGCTTTGGTACTGGTACTACTACCTTTATGAACGCTGTGAAGATCACTGATCCTGTGGAGTACGTCCCAGAGGGCGGTAAGTCCAAGGGATTTGACGAGAAGCCAAAGGCTGGAGCGGTGGACGATCTTAACGACGACGTTCCGTTCTAAGTGGGAGCGCCCAAGTACGGGCATTGGGACACTAGTCTGGTAGGCAGGTTCAATCCGGGAGACCATTTTGGATTTGTCTATCAGATTACCCACAAAGAGTCCGGCAAGAGTTATATAGGTTGCAAGCACCTGTATAGATATAAGAAGACAAAGAGAACAACGGAGAGTAATTGGAAATACTACTGTTCAAGTTCTAAATATCTTGAGCCGGACATAAAGAAGTTTGGCAAAAGAGCTTTCAGTTTTGTTATACTTTTACTATGTAAAAACAAACGTGACTTGTATTACAACGAGATGAAAGTACAGGTTGATCTGGATGTTCTTGGGAGTGATGAGTATTACAATAAGAACATTGGTGGTAAGAGATTCTTCAGGCCAGTTGAAAGCTACAAAAGCATGGAGGGGATTAGCCATCATAACTACGTCGGTCCCTTTACCGTAACTTACGACAACGGTGTTGAGCACAGGATTGAGGATATGTCTGTTCAAGAGTTTGCTGAGCGTCACGGGTATAATGCAAGTAACTTAGCTAAAGTCAGGCACGGAAGACTAAACACACACAAAAACATAGTAAGCTTTAGATATGATGGCGACCCTGTGAAGGATATTACAGGGGTGTGGAACCCCGAGAATCAGGGACCGTTCACTGTCACTTTCAAAGATGGTTCTAGACAGCGGATTGAAGACATGAGCGTGGCCGAGTTTTGCAGACGCTACGGGTATGATTCTGGAAACTTGAGTAGAGTTAAAGACGGGAAAAGCGCTTATCATAAAAACATAGTGAAGGTAGAACATGACAAAGACAATTGATACACTGGTAGATGACATCTACGACTTGGTGTCTAACGGTAAGAAGAAACCAGACCAAGGGCTGCTGTTTGAGCTAGGTGCCACGGTGATGGACGCCATGCGTAAACAGTTATGGGTCAGCCAAGCTGCGCCTAATCCCAAGCTGCGTATGTCCAACATTGGAAAGCCCTGTAGCAGAGCTCTCTGGTACGACATAAACGGTGACGAGCAAGCGGAAAGCTTCACTCCGCAGACTAAGCTCAAGTTCATTGTAGGTGACATTGTTGAAGCAATGTTGATCTACTTGGCCAAGGAAGCTGGACATTCTGTGACTGAGATGCAGTCCGAGATTGAGATAGACGGCATCAAGGGACACATCGATTGCATGATAGATGGCGAACTGGTCGATGTTAAGTCTGCCAGTGCATTCAGCATGAAGAAGTTCAAGAACGGCACACTGCCTGACGACGATGCCTTTGGCTATATCAGCCAGATCAGCGGCTATGCCAACGCCTTCGGTAAAAAGAGCGGTACGTTCTTGGCCTTTGATAAATCAGGCGGAGAGCTAGCAACCTATACGCATCACGAAATTGAGGATACCAGTGCCAAGATTGCCAGCATCAAGCACGATGTTGCCCTGCCAGAGCCGCCTGAGAGGCACTTTGATACTGTGGTGGACAAGCAATCCAGACGCAAGAAGTTGGGCATCAATTGTTCATACTGTTCCCACAAGAAGACATGCTGGGGCGATGAGCTAGAGGTCAAGTTCCGGTCAGGCCGTCCGGTGTTCCTCGTTGGAGAGGAGAAGGTAGAACAGGAGGCACCAAGTGAACACGCTTTCTGAGGAGCAGCTTCTTGATATCAGTCAAGCATACAGTTGTGAAGAGATTGTAGATTTGCTGGACATAGACTCACTGAAGCTGCTAGACTTATTGAGAGAAGAGTTAGCCGAGAACATTCATAAATTTAACTTAAGGCCGGTAGACTGCAATGACTTTTAAATCTAACGAAAACCCAATGTTCCGCTCCAAGTTCAGCGAAGACATCTTCAAGCATAAGTATGCCCACGAAGGGTGCATGACTTGGTACGACTTGGCCAAGACCTTGGTAGACGATGTATGCGGTAATCTGCTTACAAAGGACGAGGTAGGTACTCTTACAGAAATGGTACGAGAACTTAAATTTATCCCCGGTGGTCGTTACCTGTACTATGCCGGTCGTCCTAATAAGTTCTTCAACAATTGCTACCTGTTGAAAGCAGAAGAGGACAGCCGTGAAGATTGGGCTAACCTTAGCTGGAAATCTGAGTCCTGTTTGATGACAGGTGGTGGCATTGGTGTAGATTATTCGATCTATCGTCCAGAGGGTTCTGGTCTTAGCAAGACGGGCGGTTTGTCCAGTGGGCCGATACCTAAGATGCAGATGATCAACGAAATTGGCCGCAGGGTTATGCAGGGTGGTAGTCGTAGGTCTGCTATCTACGCCAGCCTGAACTGGCAGCATCGTGACATTGGTGCCTTCTTGGCCAGCAAGAACTGGTACGATATGGACGTAGGCCAGACAGGGTTCAGCATAGGCCAAGTCAAGGAGCAGGACTTCAACTTTGCAGCACCGCTGGACATGACGAACATCAGTGTCAATTATGACACAGAGTGGCTGTTGAAATACTGGAAGACGGGAGAAGTAGGAGATGTCTTCAAAACTAATGTGCGACAGGCACTGAAGACCGCAGAGCCGGGGTTTAGTTTTAACTTCTTCGACAAAGAGAATGAGACACTCCGCAACGCTTGCACAGAAGTGACCAGTGCTGACGATAGCGACGTGTGCAACCTTGGTTCTATCAATATGGGACGCATCAGTGGGCTTAAGGAGTTCTCTGAGGTGGTAGAGCTAGCCACCAAGTTCCTGATCTGCGGTACTATGAAAGCCAAACTGCCCTATGATAAGGTCTACCAGACACGCGAGAAGAACCGTAGGCTTGGTCTAGGTCTGATGGGTATGCACGAATGGCTGATCAAGAAGGGACAGAAGTATGAAGTCAGCGATGAACTGCACCAGTGGCTCTCAGTGTATAAAGGTGTCAGTGATAAGGTCAGTAGAGAGACTGCTGATCAGTTTAGCATTACCCGTCCTGTTGCTAATCGGGCTATTGCCCCTACTGGTAGCATTGGCATTCTTGCTGGTACTTCTACTGGGGTTGAGCCTATCTTCGCTGTTGCCTACAAGCGCAGGTATCTCAAAGGTGGAAACAAGTGGCACTACCAGTACGTGGTAGACAGTGCAGCCCAAGAGATCATTGACCTGTACGGTGTTAAACCTGACAACATTGAGTCTGCCCTAGACTTAGCCAGTGACTACAAGCGCCGGATGAAGTTCCAAGCGGACGTGCAGGACTACGTGGATATGTCCATCAGCAGCACGATCAACCTGCCAGAGTGGGGAAGTAAGCTTAACAATGAGGACACTGTTGATGACTTTGCTAATACCCTTGCTAGTTACGCTCACAGGCTGCGAGGCTTCACGGTGTACCCTGATGGATGTAGGGGCGGACAGCCTTTATCTTCGGTGTCCTATAGTGAGGCTGTAGACAAGCTGGGCGAAGAGTTTGAGGAAGGACTAGAGACACATGACATCTGCGACATCACGGGACACGGCGGAAGTTGTGGAGTCTAAGAGTCCCTGCGTGAACGTGTGTCATCTGGAGAACAGGGTACACAATATGATCTGTATAGGTTGTCTGAGAACGCAAGAGGAGATTGCAGATTGGATGACCTATACAGACCTTGAGAAAGACAAAGTTCTACGGAGAATTAAAAATGTACGGTAATGTTTTCTACTCTGGTGGCTCTGTCCCCGATATGGACGAAGACTTCTGTAAGGCAGTTATAAAACTGAGCGATAACTTTGCAGAACAGGAAGCCACGGTCATAGACGGGAGAACGGACACCAACATACGCAGTAATTCTCTGTATGCTATAGACGATGAAAAGTTCAAGGCCATCGTCTTCGATTGGGTACAAACGGCCAACCTAGAAATGGGTTGGTTGTTTGACCTGACCGGCGTAGAGAACCTACAGCTTAGTAAATACACCGAGCAAGAGAGGTACGGCTGGCACTACGATATTCAGCCGGGGAACAAATGCCGCAAGCTGACCTTCAACGTTGTGCTCAATGATGACTACGAAGGGGGTGACTTCCAGTTCAGTTGGGGGTCACCCAGTGCTCCGTACAGGAAGCGTGTGATATCTGAGCCAGCCTTGGAACGCGCAGGGAAGATCGTTGTCTTTCCCAGCTACTACTACCACAGGGTAACACCAGTGACCAAGGGTGTGCGCTATAGCCTGACCGGGTGGGCTTGGGGACCACCTTTTAAGTAGCAATATCGTGACCGAACTGTACCGCTTCACAGTACGCTGCCCAACTCTTGAACTGACCTGCTAGACGCCTCTCTTCCATGGCTGCTCTGACGATCTCTGTATCAGGACACTCGGTTACTTCCGAAACGTTGCTCTCAAATGACCCATCGTTGTTCCAAAGTAGGATGATCATCATAAGTTTAATTGTTAAGGTCATGTCTGTTCTTTATTGGAAGCGTCGAACTTCTGGTAGGCATCCATCCTACGCAGACGGGAAGGATCGGATCGTTCTAGTAATTTTCTAGCTCCTTCTGGAATGGGAGCATCTCTAGTAATGGTTCCGCCGGGGCCGAGATTTACATTTGCTTGACCGGTAGCAATCGCAAGGTCCGCGATCATTCCAAGTTTACCGCCGCCAAACGCACCACGCATACCTTTAAGTAAGTCTTGACCGGTTACATTGAATAAATCATCAACATTGGTACCACCTATGCCGCCCAAGGCGTCCACCATTGGACTCTGAGCCGCTTGCGTTTGCTGCTTCTGGGCATCTTCCTGCTGTTTAGCTACAAAAGCAAGAAGACCTAGAGGTACTTGTTGTTCTTGATACGGTTGCTCTATTGGAGAAGAATATCCAAGCAGCGGTGCGACACTTTGAGAAATTGGTTGCATAATTACCTCGCGTTTTTAACCATTGAAGCACCAAAGTACAGGCCGACAATTGCACTGAGCAAATGTGTGTCTAGTGGTGTGATTACCAAGCCTTTCAAAGCTTGCCACTTGATCTGCTCTGACCCCTCGAAGATACCGAACAGAGCGCCGGGGTTGAACTCAGTGTACCCAACGTTGACAGGTATCTCTGGCCAGAACACAGCGACCACCTTGGGCCAGACGATCACAGCAAAGACAGCCATCAGGGCAATGACCCTGCGCGTAACTTGGAAGCCCTTGTTCTCGTACCTACGGGCCAAGTCTGTGGCTTGTGACTGTGCAGACAAGCCTTCTATGGCTCTGTTGAATGCGTCCTGCTTGGCCTTCTGGCCTTGACTGAACAGTGTCATCACACCACTGAGCAGGCCTGAGCCTAGCATTGTGATCAGTTCAAAGGGTATACCCATCAGTCTGCCTTTCTTGTGTCAGATACAGGTGGATGTTTGCCGTTGTGCATGGAATATAGTCGGTCACAATTTTTTTCTAGCTGCTTGACATTAACCAAAAGCTCTGCTAGCTGCATATGGTCCCTGCGGAGGTTCTCTGGACTTGCCATCTTTGCCAAGATGTCTATCCTCTGCTGCTGTGTCTCAGTTAGTGTAGCCAGCTTGTCTTCACGGGTGTCCATCTTACGCATCCGGTGCTCCATATCTTGAAGCTGCTCAACTAACTGCTTGATCTGCATCTTGGCCACAGCACTGGCCCCTGCTACGCTGAACAGGATACCGACAATGGTGACAACAAGGCGTATGTCTATACCGCCTTCCATGCTAGTCTACCGCAAAACTAAATGTTCTTGTCTTCCACCCCGGATTTTTTTTCTTTAGTTCTTTTGAATAACTGTTCCACCTAGCTTGTGCAAGATTAGTGTTAGACAAATTTTTAATTGCCTCCGATGTTTTAGGACCATACTTGCCGTCCCTTTTTATTCCAGCCGCTCTTTGTAAAACCTTCATACCGCCAGTGTACCCAAAATTAGTCATAATGTCGAAAATCTGAGGCCGGAGTTTTTCGGGGTATCTGACTAACTTAAATTCTTTTTCGGCCTTACTTTTATAAAACTCTTGGGCTTGGTTTAGATTTAAGCCTTTCATCGTATCTTCCGTTATATCTTTTGCAGGCATTCCTGTATATTCTGCCCATGCTTTCGGAGTTATTCCATATTTAGTTCCGACAAGACGGCTATTTATAAAATTACCCCTGTCATCTTTTCTATTTTGAAATCCTCCCTCTTCCTGTAGAGTCCTGTTTATAATCGATTGCAATGGGTCGGGAGAAGACGACGCAGCTTGAGCGGGAGACACACCAAGAAGACCACGGGCCTCCTGCATGGTAGGCATCTGCTCGTCATAGATTTTCTCAAACCCTCTGCCAATTTGACTTACAATGTCTAAAAGTCCTTGAGCCATATCAGAAGTTCCTTGTATACCGGAAACCGGCTGTAATACCGCTGAGCAAGCTTTTAACGCTATCGGTTCGCTCAGACACAGGAGCACTAACGTTAGCGGATAGACCACCTTGTGCATAATTGATCCCTACATTGCCACCCTGCGGTCCATAGTTACCAACCCCCGTGAACCCACTGCCCATAGGCACCTGTGCATTAACGTTGTAGCCCAGCAAGCCCTGCTGCCCTAGGGTAGCCTCTGCGCTGCCTTGGACATAGGGAGAGACAGCGTTAAGGTCCAACCTTGGTGTCAATGTTGGATTAGTCAAGCTAGGGCTACCGCTCATGGTGACGCCAGTAGGGAGCATCTCATTGAACTGCTGCCGCATAGGCTCTATGTACTGCTCCTTGGCAGCGTCGATAAGCTGCTTGGTATAGTCTACTGTCTCAGGGGCTAGGTAGTTAGCTCCCATGTAAGCAGCACCTCCTGCTGCTTCTGGCACAGATGGCAGACGATCCATGGCGTAGTTGAAAGGCTCAGACGCTCCGCCTTCAGCAGCCGCTTGTTCTAGCTGGTCAAATATGTTAGCCATTATGCAACACTCCTAGCCAATGAAGCCCCTTGTTCAAGACCTCCAGTACCTACACCTTCAATACTACCAGTTTGTCCTAGCATCTGGGCTATCTGCTGGATAGCGGCAATGCCTGTGTCTGTAGGTAGTACACCCATGCTCTGCTGTTGAGGTACAGCGGGAGCCATGTCTTCTATCTTCTTAGGAGCTACGACTGGCACCTCATCTTCGGTAGGATATGTTTGATCTGCTTCGTTTAGATAAGAAGACACGGCTGCTGCAAACAATCCGTTCCTGCCTGACATAACACCGTTGGCAGATTTCTGTGCAGCGGCTAGTGCTTTTTCTCCCATAGCGGAAGAGTCTTTAATTATTTTTTCCGGCTCTATCCCTTTTTCTATACTATTGTTTAGTTTTTTGTACAAATCAGTACCGGGCGCAAACTGTTTTGTTCCAAAAATGAAACTAAGGGGTTTCATGGCTCCTTTAACGTCCCCCCTGATTAAACTTTTGAAAATGGTCAGTGGTACTTCAGCCACGGACAGTGCGCCAGCATTTGGATCAATGTTCAATGCGCCACGTATGTTCAACGCCAAGTCATCCATTCCCTGATACATTTCTTTCCCAAACAGTTCCGTCATGTTTTCTAC